TTGTTGTAATATCTGGACCAGAAGGCGTTTTTGATAAAAGAGTAACGCCATCACGAGTTGGTCCCGTTGTATACCAATCTTCATTTGCACCCACTGTAGGATTGACTGTATTAGATGCTCCCGTTCCAGCTGCTAACGGCCCAAAGATGGCAGTTGCTGGAGATGTAGCATCTGTAAAACTTCCTGTACTATAGACTCCGCTCGAGACACTTGGCATAGAGAAATGTTGTGTAGATGAATTTTTAAAATATAACCATTGATGCGAATGCTCAAAAGCATGTTCATGATTATCTGCCGCAACACTTGTAGTCGAAGTAAAGGTATGCGTATGCGCAGGTATAGTGTTTTGACCACCAGTAGTACTGTCAGTGGTGTTTCCTTGTAAAAAATTAGCGTTATTGAGATTAGGTATAACCGCACCATTCATAGGTGAAGTGACATCACTAATGGTCTGACCGACACATAATACAAATCCATTTGCATCTGCTACAGTGGTAGCAGCAGTAGTATATGCACCTGGAAGACTTGGAAATGTAGCTATCACACCTCCTAAAGGGGTATAGCCCACGGTACCAAAACTTAAATTTCCACTTGAATCGGATTGCATATAACTTGTTGAAGCTGGTAATGCGACGGGCAATGTTAGATTATAATTTGCAGCTTGAGCCCCATTTGCTGCAATGGTAACACCTTTTCCTGATGCTACCTCTTGACCTATTATAACGGAGCCCACATTCATCGTCGCAGGTGTTAATGTCGCTTTATCAAAAGTAAAAGTGCCTGCACTATAAGAAGCGCTAGCTGTACCAGAAGGAAGTCCTGTAATAGTTCCCGCACTCCCTGTAACGGAACCACCAAGAGTAATTCTAACTTGATTTCCTGCACCATCATTATAATAAAGATCTACACCTGATACATATAAACAGTCTAAATCTGCAGGAAGCGCTATAGGTGACCCTTGAGATGTAAACCTCACACTTCTTAAAGACGTAGCATTATTTTGATTAAAAGTAAGATCCGAATTTATATTCATACCCGCAGGTGTAATCTGTACACCTTGACCAGGGCTATGATTGTGAGAATCAATTGCACCTAGACATGCATTGATATTATTAGCCCAGTCAGGTCCAGGATCCGTCCCTACAACTGGAACGGGTAAATTCATATTGGGGGATATGATAGTATTTGGCATCAAAACACCCATATATTGACAGTAGCATTTGCGCTTGCTGTCAGAGTCAAAGTTAGACTATTCCATGCAGATCTCCATATTGTTGCATCTGCATTGTTATCTGTAAGAAACCAACCTTGTGGCTGTCTCTGTAAGCCATGGTTAATAACTTGAGCAATATTTGCGATGAGCTTAATTCCTGTTACCATGTTGCCTTGAAGAATAGGCAAATTTATGATGGGATTGATCTCAGAAGACCACCTTGTCTGAGCAAGACCCCATGATAAATTTGGACTTATATAAGGCATTTATCACCACCCAGCATTTGCGCCCCCTTGTGATCCAAAACCCATACCACCATATAAAGGGTCCGATCTCGTGCTTGAGATAGTGTCAGGGATACCTGCATCTCTATTCTGGCTTGCTTGTTCTATTCTTGTTTTTAGGTATAAGATCTCTGCATCTAATTTAGATGTGTCGGTACCTTCCTCTTTGTCTAAAGCATACTTAGCAGCACGGACTATGGGATAACGTAACCATCCTGAATATCCAAGCGTCGTAAGATCAATATCCTGAAGAAGAGAAGGAAGTTTAGGCGAATACCACATGCGAATCTGTTGATTGCCTGCTGGTGTAGGTATGATATTTACGAAGTTTCCCATGAGACGATATCTCATGTTGTAAACTCCGTAAATTGTACTCGTAGAATTTGGATATACGTACTTATTGCGTTCTATGAAGTCGAACTTAAGAAGAGTGACCCACGCATTATTCGAAGTATTGATCCCAAGATCCATACCCGCAAGTTTGTAAAACGCATGAGAAGGCGAACCCGAAGAGTTGGGATATGTTCCACCAATATAATTGGTAACCCCATCTGGTACAGGATAATTCGCAGTCGTACCATTTGTATTGATAAAGACAAATTGTGACGCAAACAGATCTTCATAAGCAGTGATCAATATGTCATAAAGTTCGTACATTGCTAGACGAATGAATGCATTCCATTCACTCGTTACCACGAACTGAGAATTTACGCGATCTGCCGTTTGCTGAGCTCTTAATCGTAATTCGTAAAGAGACATCTCTGATGGAGGAGCCGCAACCATCTGGGTCGTGGAAGAGGCTGTAGAACTTCCAGATCCATTGGTTGCGACTATGTAATAATAGTACATCACTCCGATGCCAGGCAAAGAATCAAGATATGAATTTACAAGACCAAGCGTGGCTAAAATGGTGAAATTAACACCATCCGTTGATCTGTAAACTACGTATCCCGTAGCACCCAAAGATCCGTACCATGATACTAAGATATTGCCATCAGATTGCTCCGCTGTTGGATTCTGAGGCTGGTATGGTACTGCCATAAATCATCCTCATCAAATCCCGTCAATTGTTACTGAACTGCCATCATATCTAAAGTTAAGACAGATCACGGAACCTGTTGCGGGTGCGGTTACACCTAGAGCCAAGGTTCCTGTCAATGAAGCTGCGGACCCCGTAAAAGTGGGTGCAGATACTTCCCCTGCAGGAGTGCCCGCACTCGCTGCAACAACACCCCCAGCTGTTGCTGAGTTCGCACCTAAATAGGTAGCGTCTGTTGCTTCTTGTTTACCAAGCAAAGGGCCTGCATAGTTTGCGATATCATTTGTCGTAGATCCTGCTTGCCCTCCGATAACTGTAAAGTTATGGGTATGCGTACCAAGTGCAGAGCCAGAAAATGTCGGAGCAGATATAGTACCTGCAGGAGTGTAAGCACCTGCTGTAAATATACCTCCCATGAATTGTAAAAGAAGCCATGCTCCACCATTGGATGCAATGTTTGAATTATTACTTGATAAGGTTGGATTTCCAACCACTTCAACTCCAAGAATCCCTGATGTTGTAGGAAGCTCAACTCTTGAAGTTGATGTGTTAGCACCAGCACCAACTGCTGTGGCAATAAAGGACACTCCCACCGCAGGTGTTACACCTTGTGGAAGTCCTATGGCTTGCCATTGAGCCAATGTAGAATTCCCCACAATCGTGATTACATAAGCTTGACCTGCAGTTAAAGCAGAGTTATCAATCTTAGTTGAAGTTGCGGTAGGGACTTGTGCTTGTACAAATCCGTTTAAATAATAATTAAAATTGTTTTGAAATTGAATAAGAGCAAATCCGGCAGCAGGATTAGGATTTGTATATCCATCATTAGATCCTGGTGTTGTAGATGTGTGCATGAATACGTTACGTACATACCCATTGCTTTTAAGCGATGTAATACCAAGACTATTTGTCGGCGTTACGGTAAATTGTAATCCGATATCCATTGGTTTAGTGACGTTTGTATAAATTGATTTGCCGTTAAGGCCAAAACCGCGGGCTACTGACATAAATTTGTCCCTTTATAGCGTTGAAAATTCTCTCCGCACGGACTCAACGCCCTCCGGCGGCAGTATGACTTGGGCAGTCTTCATATGTGGGACAAATGGGGTGATTTGGAGCTAGCTAGAGAACCCAGCTAGCTTATTTACTACGCAGATAAGAGAACGTTCATGTTCCAACCTGGGGCACTGTTTATTACGTTCCCGTAATAAGCCAGCCTGACCTCAAGAGCGTCCGCATTTCCAACTCTTAAGCCTTCCAACCCCTCCATGCCGTAGGTCAGAATGTGCGGTGCTTTTCCAAGTGTACGCAGCTTCCATGTATCCATAGTCAAACACCATGCTGTTTGCGGTTGGCATGAACGATCCGCAACAACTGGAATTTTTCCATAAGCACTGTGGAAATGAATAGCTTCGAAAGCTACTTCAACTTCATCATGCTCAAGCATGACATATTGAACTTTTGCCGTTTTGTTACTCCACCTTTCGGTGTGGCCTACTCACCTCTTCGGGCTTCGGCTCTCGGATTTTATTTATTGTCCGAGTTCAGACTATCGCATCCCTTTCGGGTCTTCTCACTTAGTCGTTCACGCTGCTTTCGCTTGCGCCCTGTCAGCCTGTCGGCCTTCCAAGTCAATCAGAGAAGATTTAGACTGGGCACAAAGTTTACCCAGTTCGTTCACAAGAGTTGAGTAACTTAGAAAGTCGATCACGATAAGATCGCAGTCTGCACCCTCTCGGTTTGCAAATGCCAAGGCATTCGTTAGACCTTCGGAGATACTTTGAGATGAAGCATTATAGCGAAGCCCTGCTAAACGAGTAGGATCTGCACTACGATTTACTCCCCAGAAATTGTCTGTAGTTGGAGGATCTACAGAAGGAACCCATGCAGCCAAACCTGAAAGGCCGAGCATACCAGCAATAGTAGAGCTTCCACCAATACCGATATCACCCAAAACTTGTAGGTAGTCACTAGCAACCCATGATGATTGTGGGGCACCTTGTACAACCGTACCAGAGATTGCACCCGTACCTCGATTTACTGAAGTGATTTGAATTGCATCAATAGTACCTGGTGTATTTTGTAATGCTGCACCACCATCTGTTGTAGATGCTTGCATTGTCATGCCTACCTCAAACTGCACTACAGATTGAGGATTAAGCAATGTAAAGCTAAGCGTAGGCGCAACATACGTAACACCTGCTGCTGAGATTTGCCCACGTGATGCAGTCCCACCGTAGAACAACTCGAATGCCATGTTGTTACTAAGGTTGCGGAAGCCGTTGTCTAGTGTACGAGATGCTTCATCAACAAATGCACCTGCATTACTTTTGGTTTGTTCCATAAGTAAATTGGTAATTGTTATGAGCTGGTAATCCTGAATCGCATACACAAAGTAACTTACAACATCACTTGCTGTTTGCTGATTCTGAGCATTCGCAAATGTGTGACTTCGACCTTGTGGATTCATTTTGTTACTCCACCTTTCGGTGTGACCTACTCACCTCTTCGGGCTTCGGCTCTACCACTTCTTTTGTTATATGGTAGTTCAGACTGTCGCATACTCTTTCGAGCCCCTCTCACTCAGTCGTTCACCGTGCTTTTGCTTCGGCCCTGTCACCTGCTTCCAGGCTTCCAAGTCAATCAGAGAAGGTTTTAATACGGCAATTCCATAAGGTTTAACCGTACTCTAATGGGACGGGAATATACTTCCCTGCACAAAATCACATTAGATGATGGGTCTGCTATTTAACCCATCTGGACTCTCGTTTTTTGGAATCATTGCTAGCAACGGATTCTTGTTGTAGACAATGTTCTTCATGTAGTCTTTGTCATCCACATACAATTCTTTTAGAGCAGCAAGCTGATTGCTGCTATTAGCATATTGCGGACTGATAGTCATAAATTTTACCTTTTATAAGTTCCGTAATAGGCAGCTAAAGCCCTCGCTTTCCTACCCATTGGAACGGACGCAGTGTCTCTGTTTGTCAAAGTCCTCATGCCTTGAGGTTGACGTTGCTGCGTCTGCAAAGCGGCTTGAGGGTATAAACTTTGCATCTTTTTTACTTTTGCTACTCGCTGAGCGTCTTTGAAGAGTTCATCTTCGACAAGTTTCATTGCCTCGGGCACATCAAGAACTTCTTTACGTTCTCTCCATGTCCTCTCAATGAGCTTAACGACAGTAGGAACACTCCTTGTTTCCCGTACCAATTCAAACGCGTCGCTGCGGCTCAAATGATCTGCTTCTCTTCGCATTTCTGCTAAGACTTGCCTTTCGGCTAAAGCATCTTTCTCAACAAACTTCTGATCTACACCCTGTCTTAAAGCTTCAATTTCTGCTTTAAGCTTATGCACCTCATTGTTTTGTTGATTACTCATAACCGCTTGTGCAAGCTGATCATAAGTCACACCATTTTCAAGTAACACATTCAAAGGATCGGATTTGAGACGACTAAGCTCGATCATGCCTTCTTTGGGCGCATTCGCTAAAGCTTGTTCTCTTACAAGAAGTTCCTTCTGACGAATCTGAAGAGCTCTTCTTTCTTTTGCTATCCGAGCTATTTGAGGGTCAATAGGCTGTGTTGCTGCACGTTCCTGTTTGACTTCTGGTGTTACATTAGTGGGTTCAGTGGGGCGATATTCTTCAGGATTAGCATTTGTAATCATCTTTATAGATTGCAAAGGATGATTTTGAGGTGCGGTTACTCCCTGTTGATTCATAGTAGGGAGTCCACTTGTAGGCATTGGAGATACTTTCATAAAATCCTTTATGCTGCTTGTGCGTTCGTATTAGGTACTAATGGAGAAGTGGGAGCAGGCATTGGGGATGCCGTTGGTGTAGGTGCAGGTAAGGTAGGTTGTATGGGTTGCGAAGCTTGAATAAGCGTTTGTACTTGAATGAAAAATGTCTCAAGCATCTCGTCTTTTTTCTGATCCAGTTTTGCCGATCGATATAAATTGATGTATTTGACTACTAAATCCGTTGCAAGTTGCAGATCCATGAATGCGTCGGGAGGTGTATATTTGCCGTCTTCCACAATTTCATCAAGAATTTGAAAAATCCTTTCTTCAGATGCATTATCGAGTTTCTCATTCTCATCCAAATCAGGAAAGCGCATCAATCGACGACCTTCCTTCAGCGTCAACATGCCTGCCTGCACTTGCTCTGTTACAGTAGCGATGCGACCTGCAGGTGTTCTTGGAAGAGAAGACTCTGTAAAACATTGAATAATGAAAGGGTCTTCAAGAAAACTCATCTGAGGAAGATTGATTTCTCTCGTTCCGTCTTTGTTGGGATAAACTGTTTGGTAAGATCCAGTTTCTTTTGCGATATCCATCGCTGTATCTGTTATAAGATAGGATAAATCTACGTAGATACGCTCAAATTTCTTACCTGTTTCAGAAAATCTATCGGAATTGATATCATCTGCACTACGTATTGCTTCCCCACTGTCTAAGCCTTGAGGCTTCTGACCTGTGGCTTGCATATTAGACACACCTTCTTGTCTAAACCCATATTCGATGAGTCTATCTCGTTCTTCATACAGTTCAGGAGCATTGCAAGGCGCTATTTCATAACTAGGTTTGACACCTGAATAAGTGATAAGCACACCGATTTCATTATTGTTATGAGCCTTAACAACTTTGGAACCTTGTTCTATAAATACTCTAGGAACACCCACAAGAGAGATAGCCCTAGTAATAGTATACATGATCCTATTGATGCTAAGCTGTGTCCCAAAGAGACGTGTAGCAATACCTTGGCCCCAAAAGCCAAGATAAGGATCAGAATAATTGAAGAACACAAAAGGAAACTTAGGTTTATTCCATTCTTCATCGAAGATCACACCATTTACTGTTGCAATTGTATGACGTCCTGCTATATATCCTGGAGCTTCTGGGTCATCACCACTTGGAAGCTTCCACCCTTCGACGACGAGAACTTGATCAGCAGTTGTTTGTCCAGAATCCGGCGAGTTGTCTGGGTAGGATTTAGGTGTATTTGCTATGATTCGTTTCGCTTTATTATTATTAGCCATGAGCTTATCTCTATCGACAAGCTTCAATTGTATGAGCTGTTGAGGGTCACCATTCAGTGAATCATTATCATCAACATAAAGATCAGTTACCATAACTCGATCAATTGCTACTTTGTTATCATGACCAGCATAAACTTTAAGAGCACCGCACCCCATAGTGAGACCGTCTCTTAAGATCTTCTTAACTTTTTCGTACGCATGCGTTTGATAGAGCTCACCGAGAATAAATCTATTGAGCTCCTGTGCAAGTAACCGTTTTTTATAATCTGCACCATCTGTTAAGAACTTTGGCTCAGGCTCGTTTTGAGTGATCCTTGAGATGAGAGTGTCGACGCAGGATTGTATGAGATTGAATGTTGGTCTATCATCAGGCAACGTTTTCGTGCGATCCATTTTTGAAACATTGGAACCTGCATACGAATACACCGAGAGACCACAGTAAAGCCTGATGGAAACTGCCAATTGTCTAAGGCGATAAGTTTGATTCTTTTTAAGGTAAGAAGCGGTACTGCATAACTGGTTTGCGAGGCTAGTGTCATCTTCTGCTTTCCACCATTCTGCTAATTTAAGATCACCATTCGTACCGTCTTGATTCATACGAGTACGCATCTTAATAGTCTCTGGACCTTTTTTCGCAGGTGTTATTTTCATACCGGTCCTGTATTTTGGACTGCATAAAACATAAGTTGATCATCTGTAAGTTCTTCTGCTAAAGGATCAGACTCAACCTGAGTTTCAGAAGTTGGCTTTGAAGGCATGTCACCAAACTTGACTGTAAGTCCTTCAAAAATTACAGATTCGACTCCTTGCTTTCTGCAAAGCTTTAAGAATTTCTCTATTTCTTTAAGATCCGTGAGCATTATGCAGGCACCGGCATCCTGTCTCGTTTCGCACGAGATCTCATGATGCGAGATACAATGTCATGCATTTCATCATCTAGAGTTTGGTTGCCTATTTCATCACCAGAGTTTGCACCCGTATAATGTGAATCGAGATCATCATTGTTCACAAGATAATCAAACTCCGCTGGTTCTGAATCTGCAATAGGATCAGAATCATTGGCAACTTGACCACCTTCTGAATAATGTTCTTCCCTTTGTTTCATGATTCGAGAAACCATATCTTCCTCTTCCATTGGGAAGCCTTGATTCTCTACAGCATGATCTACAATGCGATCAGGTTCAGATTCGTTATCTTCATCCATGCCACGAGGACCTATCTCATCTTGACCGTGCTGATTTAGCATACGGTCATCTTCCCGCATTGCTGGTTCATCTCTCTTCTCAGATTCTTCTGGCATGGATCTGTAACCCGAATCTTTTTCTTCTTCTACAAATCCACCTTCTGCCATAGGATGACCATAGGCGCACATCTCTCCACCTGTAGCCATTTCATGTTCACGAGCTTTTTTCTTCATTGCATAAGCAATTGCTAAAGACTGATTCAATGGTTTTCCTTCACGCATCTCTGTAGATACATTTTTAGAAAATGAAGACGGTGATTTACCTTGGATAAGTGGCATACTAGGTACCCTCACCTTGGAATAGATTCACAATAGACTTCACTGCATTGAGTCCCGCATCCGCAGTAGATAGGGAACTAAATACAACCGTAATAACATCAGCTGCTGCTGCTTGAATAAGCACAGAGCCCCCCATGATAGGTTGTGTGGGAGAAGGAAATCCCCATCGTCCGACTACCGTAGAATTTTGATTGATTACAATGTTAAGACCTGACATTGCAGGATCACCAAATGATCCTGTAGACGTTACGGAGAATGAAGCCCCCGCAGAAGATCCACCTGCACCGTTAGCAGCTGCTGTGAGAGTACCAGGATTAAGCTGAGTGATAATAACATGAGCACCTGATCCGGTGATTGTTACATATGAACCTGCTGAAGACGCTGCGATTGCAGTCCTTGCTGCACCACCCAGTGTGGATGCTGTGGCACCAGTTGCCCCATCTACTTCAATCCCTGTAAGACCAGATACAGCAGGATCAGTGCCTGCAGAGTTAATATTAAACCATACATAGTACCCCCTCAGATTACCTGCGACATAAAATGTGAGGTACGTATTGTTTCTACTGCCTGCTGTATCAGCAGCTACTGTGACATCTGTGACGTTTGCAGAAGGTTGTGTCGTAACAGGAGGCATTCCAGAAGCAAGATAAGGAATGAAACTTTTAAATGAGCAAGTATATAATCCAGCGGTAACGACATTATATGTTTGAGTCCCTAATCCACCTACGACCGTACTCGTATTAGCTTGTAAGCTATTTATTGTCATTTTTTGTCCTTTTTTGAATGAATTGCATTCAATTATGGGACAAATGGGGTGATTTTAACCCAGTTCTCCTAAACTTCCCATTTCAGGCCAGTCATTTTTTTGCTCGAGTTGTTCTCTTTCGCGTTCCCATATGTCTTCGGATTGTTGTCTATGCCATTCAGGGGAATATAAAGTGAGCTTCTTTTGAGCAGGCGCTGAGGAGTAATGATAACCACCTCGCCATGAATATAACGCCGCGTCTGTACAATGGTTGGGCAGCGAAGGATGCTCTTTCTTGGGGTATTTAATCTTATCCCCGTCTGTGACCCATACTAAGGACGACATTTCCTCCCATAGAGGACGGTTCTCGGATGTATCAAGAATCTTAATCTTGCCTTGAATAAGATCTGAGTTCATAAGCTCTATAAATGTCACCTTGTCTTGCTTCTCTGCGTACTCAAAAGGAATTGCTGAGCGCATACGCATAGACTCGACTCCCTGCTTATTGGCTCCATCTATGATGATCTTGTGGGGCGCATATTGTGGATCACGTTGGAATTCCCCAATCTTTGCTGCGACATCATCGAATGTCATTTTCTTTTGTTTAAAGACTTTGAGAATATATAGATGAGGATCGTTGATATGATACGCTGTAAGCACGAAAGCTGAATCATCTTCCCATCCCGTATCGACTCCAAGTATATAAGACCATCCTTGCACCGGCAAATGCGGGATTTGTTTGATGAGATTCCGTACTATATCGAATCTATAGACAAGCTTTTCTTCATCTATCACCCACTGATTGAGATACCATTGTTTATACTGTGGGGTTTGCATGTATTCAGGACGGTCTAACGCAATCTTATCAAGAGTCTCTTGCCATTGCTTTGCAACATAAGGATTGTCATATGCTGTCCATTCAAATCTCTTCCAACCCCTTTCAACATTGGTCGTAATATCGTAGAAAAGACCTCTTGGGAAGTTTGATGCAGTACCCATTAGACATGTTGTACCCCTCATGTCTGCCATAGCAGGTCCGAGAACACCGTACACCAAGTTACGAAGATCAATTGTGTACATACTGGCTTCATCAATACAGACTAAAGCCCATTTGCGCCCCAAGAGCTTAAACATCTCATCTTCAGATGTATCTACACCTGTAGCATAGATGACAGACCCATTCGGAAAAGTCATCGTAAGCGCTACTTGATTAAAACTTGCATTTAGATTGTAATGCGTATTAAGTACTGTTAAGATGTCTTTCCATATTATAGCTTTTGCAGAATCTCTTGTCAGTCCTATGAACAAGCAGTTACAGTTCGGGTTCTCGAGTGCTGTTTTTACAAGATACAATCCTATAGTGAATGATTTGGCAGCACGACGAGTGCAAAAGAGCGTCTTTTGTTTTGCAGGATCTTGGATAAATTCTATTTGCTGCTTGAAAGCATGTTCTAAGACATTCGGGATCTTAGCCTGCAAGGCTTTGCGTAATGCTAACTCTTCGAAAAAAAGACGTGAGTTCAATCAAAACTTCCTCGGTCTACCCGTAGTCTTATCTACTGTGCCTGCTATTGACGCAGCTATTGCCTGTTGCCTAGATTGCATTGCCTGTGCGGTTTGGGGAGTTTGCGCAATGACTTCTACAGGCATAACATCTTCAACTTTTATAGGAGGATTTATCATATGTGCAATTGTGCCTTCAGGTATACCATGCCTTGCCATTGCAGCAAGTGTGGACGGTGCTTGAGTACTTTTATAAGGTAACGTACCTACATGTGGACCTGCAGGAATATATACCTCTTTAACTTGCAAGAGCGATCCAACTTCCTTAATCCTATTTGCAATAAGCTCCTTTGTAACTTTAGGCAGCTTATGATTCATGAGCAGATCGATGAGAAAGCTAAGCTCAGTCATCTATCAAACTCTTATAATGCTTGTTTAAATATGGATTAGCTCTATTAAAGATACCACCCCTTTGCACATTAATTGCTTCTTTTCTTTCAGCATAACATTTTATTGCATCGGTTGTGTGTGCTATAATCTCAGGTTGTTTGCATTCTATAATTGAAGAGAAAGTCACATTTTCAAGATCTTTGTTAGCTTCTAATATCTTGAGAGTAGAATTACATTGATTATTTGAAGACTCATAAGGAAGCTTACCTTCATGCTTTTTATAAGTTTCTTTTAATAAAACAACTCTCATTTTACTTTCCCTCCTACTCCGCTCTTGCCATGCCCATGCCCTGCATGCACATGAGACATAGGAGTTTCTACTTGTGCAGAGATAATTCCAGCAGTCATGGGATGAGAGACTTGCGGTGCTCGTAATGTTGGTACACCTTCTACCATCCTCGCAATATCACCAGATGGTATTATCACAGTTTCCCCATTAAACGTGGCATGCAATTCCTTCTCTTGTCTATCGTACACAAGTTCTAAGCCTCCTGATCTTGTAGGATCAAGCTTAAGGCCATGATTCTTGCCACCGATGAAACATGGCGTTTTAACTTCTGCGAATTTTAGTTGTAACATATGTCTCTCAAGCAAATGGATTAAACTTCAAATGTCTATACTCTTCTCTAGAATTCCATATTTCAATTGCTATTGCTGTAATGTGAGTGAATGTACTAATTCCTTTAGGAACAAGGCTAGTACCAATACCGATATGCCTATTATCAGTATGCACATGTACGTAATCAAGCACATCTTCTCGACTAACTGAAAACCCCAAGCATACATCATGATCCTCCTCTAATACCGCTAGTCTTGTTAGGGAATCGGGCTTGGCTAGGAGCTTTTCAATGTAGATATGATAATGCTTGTAATACTGATGAGAGGTAATCTTGCGAAAGAGTGGATTACCAAAGCGAAGGGAGCGAAGCCATCTTGAATATACAAGCGCGGTGTAATTGGTTGGAAGCTTTGAGGAGTGATATTCTAAGATTTTGTATGTCGCTTGGGGTTCTTTAACTTCCACTTTTCTTCGTACCTTCTGATGATTAACCGCACGTTTTTTCTATCTCTACTAAGCCCTAAAAGCTGAAGTTCTGCTACGATATTCTTTATCTTTGCTCCTTCTGCGAATCTAATCATTATAATTTTATGCGAAGGATCTTTGTATTTTGTCTCAGGATCTTCTGCAATATGGCTAAGAATTGTAAAATACTCTTCAACTGCTACGATCCTGTCCTTGTCTTTTTCTTTGCCATAAGAATCCAATGCATCCGTTTTAAGATATCTTTCATTGCCATTTGTGTTTTCGATATCTTTAAATCCAGAATCTTGCGCTTTCTTGTACCAGAGATCTTGCAAAGCTTTGAACTCTTCCTTTGTTAGTTTCACACACTTTTTCTATCCTTGAATTTTAGTGTAGGAATATTTTCTTTCTTTGCCAACTCAGGTGCTTGGAAGGCTTTATCAAGATCTACAGGTCGCCCTGTAATGTGATAGCCTGCTGTCCAAGCTTTAATCATAAGGTTCTTAAATCTGTCTTGTGTAGCTAATGCCATACGCTCAGATTCTTTTTGCTCAACGGTTTTCCCATCCACTAACTCTTCATAGTGCTGCTCAGTCGGTGCAATGGGAAATTCTTTATTCATGACTCTTTCATTTTCTTTAACTTGAAATCAAATTTCTTCTCAAGTTTACCCTCACGGAATACGCGTAAGTTTCCTTCACGGTCCATGTGAATATCAAACTGCCCAAGAGTTACCGATCACTCCATTCCTATTCTCGGTAAAGTTTCTGCTTCTTGCTTAGTAAGCCTTTCTTTCGCTCTTTCTCTTAGTTCTGTGCCAATTGTAATTGCAGTCTGATTTGCTGCACCTTTGCGCGCTGCATGGATAAAGTATGCATCAGGTTTATGATCTTCTGTAGGACCTAGATGTAAGATCATATTAGCAAGAACACCCTTCACAGAATCTATGAGGATCTGTGGATCTTGCTCAGGTTCACCTTTGATGAGTGCGCCACTTATGATCCGATCACTCCATTCGTGGAACTCCTTACGACCCATAGGCAATGGTCTTGGTTCCCCCATCTGCTCTAAGATTTCTTCTTTAGGAGTAGACTTTAAATTCTTTGTTTGTACAGCAATGCGCTTCACTTGTGATTTACTTAACATCGGCACCCTCTGGTAATAAAGTTTTGACTGTTTCAATAAGCTCATTCATGGACATACGTTTAATCTTGTCACGCTCTATATCTGACACATCTGAATACTCGACTTTATCCTTAACTTTACCCCATAAGCGGTCTAGCAATACTTGCCTTGCATCTTTGTCACCCTTTGCTGCACTTGCTACAATCTGCCCGAACATGATCTCGAACATAGTTGCATCTGGACGTTGTAACTCTGCTTGCAATTCAGTTCTTGATAAGGCGCCGTACTTTTGCAATCCTTCGAGGAATTGTATATAGGATGTCTCTTTGATTGCAGATACAATAGGATTTGCTTTCTTACGTCCAGAAGGATTACCAGATACACCCTTCTTGAATTGAGTACGTTCTTTGCTCACCTGTTATACACCTGCTTGCAGGGTTGCTGTTTTACCCGTAAACTTCTCCCACCTTGCAATTATAACATCACAATAGTGAGGATCTATTTCCATTCCGTAGCATTTGCGTTTAGTCTTCTCGCAAGCTATGAGCGTTGAGCCTGAGCCGAGGAAGAGATCTAAAACTGATTTTGTGTCTTTTCCATATTCTTTAAGACACCATTCTAATAAAAACGCAGGTTTTTGTGTGGGATGAACCCTATCCTCTTGTCTTTCTGAAGCTCTATGATATCCATCCCAACGGTGTCTAATAAATTTCAAAGGAGTCGTGAAGTTAGTCCAAGCTACTTCACCATCTGCAAATGTTAATCCCTTGGGCCGTTCTTTATCCCAAACGATCCAACATGGGGAAGGGGGAAGGAAATCTGTGAAATAGTTTCCACCCCATATAATGATTTTAGGGATTTCAAGAGTTGAGACAAGATTCCATACATCTCTTGCAATGGTGGTGTCTTCATCTCCGATAACAGGTCTGTATTTCCTAGCTGGAGCTTGTTTTGTACTCCCTCCAACCTTGCCTTCTTTAGAGACCGCATTCATTCCATAAGGGGGATCAGTGTAAACCATGTCGACTTTATCTCCACCCATCAGCCTTTCAACAGCAAGCACATCAGTTGAATCACCGCATAAAAGCCTGTGCCCCTCAAGAATCCAAAGGTCACCGAGTTTGCATCGAGTCTCAACTTCTTGAGGTATTTCATCTTCATCACATCCTGGTATCGCCTCGGGCTCTACGATCCATTTAGCTAAGTCTTCATTGCTAAAGCCTATTGCAGCGAGATCAAAATTCTCTGCTTTGAGTCCTTGCAAAGTTTTACTTAGAACATCATCGTCCCATTCAGCAAGCTCACCAGTACGGTTGTCTGCAATAGCATAAGCAATCGCTTCGCTACCTGTGAGCTTAGAGCGTACGATTCCAATGTCTTTCCAACCAAGAGACTCAGCTGCTGCTAGCGTTCCATTACCTGCAAGTACAATATTATCTTTTGAAATTACGATAGGCTTTTGCAAGCCAAACTTAGCTAAGCTTCCCTTAATTGCAGAAAGATTCTTTTCAGAATGCTTTCTTGCATTGGAAGGATCAAGTAAGAGTGAGCTTATAGGCACGTATTCCAAGTGAGACTCTTTAAATAATTTGGGATTATGAAATAAGCTTCTCTAAGCTCTTGAATTTAGGCAAGTCTTTTTTACGCCGGAAAGTCTAATAGAACCCCACAGTTACAATAACCACCAAATATCATTGCATATTTATATTCAATTTTATATCGCCGTATTCCGATACATCCTTTAGAAGAGAGGTTGGATAACCACTCTTAAAGGAGGAAACAAAATGAAAATTACATCTGTACAAGAAATACAAAAAGCAACCGAACTTCGAAAGATCATGGATCTGAGGCTTTTTGCAGAAAAGAAAGAAACGGAACTGAAAAAACATTTCAAGGATTTAATGGGTAAGGAGGAGATTCTTAACAT